CGCGCCATGATCACCCGCGACGTGAAGGTCACACAGATCGTTCGCGTGACGATCGACGATACCAAGTTTACTCCCGAATTCATGGCCGAGTTTGCCAGCTACATGATGCCGTACAGCACCATCGACGACCACCTTGAATACCTCGCGCAACTCTACGCCCGCGGCATCACCAACGGTTGGGCCGATGACATCATTGAGGGCTACGGCCCCGCGAAGGAGATGGGCATCGCGTTCAAGCTTGTCGATCAGGAAGAGCGCGTCATTCCTGAGGAGCGCGCGCCATGAACGCCGTCACCGAAGCGGAAGCCAAGGAGAAGTGGTGCCCGTTCTCGCGGGTGTCGTGGTATTCGCGGTCGACCCTAGCAGAGCCCGCTGAGTACGGATACGCCGGGAATCGGGATGCCAACGACGGCACCGTGCCGGGCGCCCAGTGCATCGCATCCGCCTGCATGGCGTGGCGTGGCGTGGATGTCTACGACCCGCGTGAGCGCCACCTCTATAACACCAGGACCGGGAATCGCGTTTCTGGGGGCCTCGTCGAAGAAACCGAGTGGCGTCTCGATAATCCGGATGAGCCGCCGCCAGAGCCGCGCGGCTACTGCGGCCTTGCCGGGAGGACGACGCCATGAACGCCGACCCTCGCGAACTGGCCCTGCTCATCGCCTCCAAGATGACCCGCGACGCCGAGGCGGAGACAGACCGGCTCGACCCGTGGCAGGCGTACCGGGACCTGACCGAAGCCATCGGGCAGATCGAGGTCCCCCGCAAGCCCACGGGCAAGGTTGGCAGCGACGATGCCGCATATGCGTGGCAGTGCGCGGGTGCCATCGGGGTTGCGCTTGGAGCGGTGGCGGAGTGGGCCGAGCGGCTGACGCGGAGTTGCGACCACGCTGCGGGCCGGAAGCTGACGCCGCGCGGGGACTTCGCCATCTGGTGCGGGAAGGCCGACCAGTATCTCGCGGAGCCTCTGCGGGACAGAGCCAGACGGGACATGGACGACCGGGCGGAGAGCCTTCGCGGCCGGCTGGTGGCGTCGAGTGTCAATGCAGGGAGGCGGTGATGGGCGGCGCGAAGGTTCACATCATCCGCTCACCGGAACGCGGAGGGCGAACGGTCGTGACGTTTTGCGGGATAAACGGCTACCGCACGTCCGTTCCAGGCGAATTCGACACCGTGGCAAGCCAGCGTTTTGATGCTGTCCCGGCGGCGTCGGGGGCGACATGCAAGACGTGCCTGCGGCTCCGCGCCTCCCTCCCCCGCAAGGAGGGCGAGTGATGGGCAGCGTCAGCGACATTACCGATGACGAACTGCTTGGCCGCGCGGTTCGCTCTGTCGAGAAGCGTGGAAGCCGAAAGGTCGTGGCCGTCATGGACATGTTCGGCCTTGGTTCAACCTACGCACACCAGCTTTGCCACCGGTACGGCGTTGACCCTGATGAGATGAAGGGGCGCGTGTACCTCAGGCGGCGCCGCGCCGCCCTCGCCGCCCGCAAGACGGAGGGCGAGTAGCCATGGCCAAGATGCCGGCACGCACGCTCAGGGCACTGAAGGGCAGCATCGCCAAGTGGGAGGCCATCGTCGCGGGGACGGGAGAGGACCTCGGCGTGAAGAACTGTCCTCTGTGTCAGGAGTTTCCCGACATAGACTGTACTGGATGCCCGGTTAGAGAACGCACGGGGCAACCCTTTTGCGGCGGCTCGCCATACCAGCAGTGGGATGACGAGACAGACCGCGCCGAAACGCGACGCGCCGCCACACCAAGGCTCGTCGCCCTCGCCCAAGCCGAACTGGACTTCCTCCGCTCTCTCCTTCCGGAGGGCGAGTGATGGCCTTCGCGCTTGGGATGGCGGCATTTGTACTTGGGACAACTGCCGTCCTGTCGCCAACCGGCAAGGCTCCGCTTTGGGCGCTGCTCATTCAGATGCTCGCCCTCGCCGCCGCCTTCTGGGCCGGGAGAATTTCGTGAACCAATATCCGAAACGCCACTATTCATGGGCAGAATTGATCGGTCTGGTGTTTGCCGTCATCATGGTCGCGCTACTGCTGTCGGCATGCCAGACAACCCGGCCGGACTGGGCATCGGTTGACCATCGGCCTCCGCCAGGTCTGCGGCCGTCAGTTCCGGTTTCCGTTCGGTACGTTACGGCCGGCGAACTCCCCGGAATGTGCGGGCTCGACCCTGACCGACTGCTGGGCTGTTCGCGGTTATGGCCGGCGTTGCGCTGCGACGTGTGGATAAGAGACGATTTGCCGGCAACGCAGCGGGCGGCGGTTCTCGCTCATGAACTGGCGCACTGCGCCGGGTGGAACCACGAATAATGAATAATTCGCGCTCACCCATGACGCCGATAGACCATCTCTCCAAGCTGTTCGGATCGCAGCGCGCCTTGGCTCGGGCGATCGGCGTTGACGAGTCGCTGACCAGGCAGTGGCAGCGGCGAAATTCCATGAACCGCAAGGCTGGCCGCATTCCGCCGAGATACAATCAGGCAGTTATGCGAGCGGCCCGCGCGATAGGAAAGGCCGGGAAGGCTCGGCAGTATCTGGACATGTACCGGTGCCCGAAGTGCGGGCGGGATTTCGCGGCGATGCCGGATAGGTAGTCAATAATGGCCAGAATTTTAATCGGATGCGAGTTTTCTGCTCGCGTCCGCGACGCTCTTAACGCCGCCGGCCACGATGCGTGGTCGTGCGACCTCCGGCCGACGAAGGGCAGACAGTCTAACCACCTTGTCGGGGATGTAAGATGGGCGCTGGAAGGCGCACTTCATCGGTTTGACGCGATTGACATGCGAACCGGACGCCGCCCGATATTTCGATTGTGGGATGCTGCGATATTTTTCCCGGACTGTACATATCTGACCAATTCGGCAGAGTGGGCATTTGGGGATGGCCCGTACCATCAGAAGGTAAAGCCGGGAACCTTGGTCGGCGCGGCCAGGCGAAAGGCGCGCGAAGAGGCTCTGACGTTTGTCGCGGACCTGTTGAATGCACCAATCCCGATGATCGCCTTGGAAAACCCACGCGGCGTCATTTCAACGCGCATTCGCAAGCCTGACCAGATTATTCAGCCTCACTGGTTTGGAGACGACGCCAGCAAGGCGACGTGTCTTTGGCTAAAAAATCTGCCGCCGTTGAAGCCGACGATGATGGTAGCTCCGAGAATGGTCGATGGACGGCCAAGGTGGGCAAACCAAACAGACAGCGGGCAAAACCGGCTGCCGCCAACGGCCGATCGAGCCGCCATTCGATCGACCACCTATCCCGGCATCGCCGCCGCCATGGGTAGCCAGTGGGGCAGCTACATTCGCGCGCACGCCGCATGACCCTCGCCCTCCGTCCCTACCAGTCAACCATGATCGACGAGTGCCGCGATCTTCTCCGCAGGCACCGCAGCGTCATGCTGCAGCTCCCGACTGGCGGCGGCAAAACTGCCATGGGCGCGTTCATGGCCGGGACCGCGGCGGGTCGAGGCATGCGCGTGTGGTTTTGCTGCCATCGCGATTTCCTGATTGCGCAGACCCGCTCCGCCTTCCGCGACGCCGGTATCCGCGCGGGCGTAATCGCTGCCGGTCACCCGATATCGCCGTTCGAGCCGGTCCACGTCTGCTCGATTCCGACACTCACGCGCCGGCTCGCGAAACTGAAGCCTCCGGACTTCATGATCGTTGACGAGGCGCATCATTCCGAAGCCAAGACATGGAAAAAAATCATCGCGTGGTTTCGCGACGGCGGCGGCTCGCGCATGGTCGGATTGTCGGCCACGCCGGCACGGCTGGACGGCCGCGGGCTCGACGACTGCTACGACGCCATGGTGGCCGGCCCGAGCGTGTCGTGGCTCATGGAGGCCGGGTTCCTGTCTCGATACCGGGCATACGCGCCATCAACCCCGGACATGCAGGGAGTGCGCACGCGGGCTGGCGATTACGCGCGCGACGAAACCGAGGCCGTCATGGACCGGCCATCAATCGTGGGAGACATCGTTGGCCATTATAAACGGTTGGCACCTGGCAAGCGGGCTATCTACTTCGCCGTTTCCGTACGGGCCTCGGAGCACCTTGCGGCGATGTTCAATTCGGCTGGCGTGGCGGCTCGGCATCTGGACGCCGGTTCATCCGCTGACGAGCGCCGCGGCGCTGCAAACGATCTTGCCGAGGGACGACTGGCGGTTCTGGTCAATGTTGATCTGTTTGGCGAAGGATACGACCTTTCTCAGCAGGCGGGGCGAGAGGTTCCGGTTGAGGCGGTGGGACTTGCGCGGCCGACGCAATCGCTGGTCCTACACCTACAGCAGATAGGCCGGTCGCTACGGCCGAAACCGGAACCGGCCGCCATCCTCGATCACGCCGGAAACCTGATGCGCCACGGACTGCCGGACGATGACAGGACATGGACGCTGGCCGGCGTCGAGAAGGCTGCCAAGAAAGGCGAGCAATCCGCCCCGGTCAGACAGTGCCCGCAATGCTACGGTGTTCATCGCGTCGCGCCGGCATGCGTCTACTGCGGATTTGTTTATCCAGTCGCGTCGCGCGAGGTTGAGCACGTCGAAGGCGACCTTGAGGAAATCGACCGGGAAGCGCTTCGCCGTGCCAGAAAAAGCGAGGAATGGCGCTGCAAAACTGTTGACGAATTGTCCGCACTCGGGCAGGCTAGAGGATACCGGCACGCCCGGCAGTGGGCCGAGCACGTCATGCGGGCCAGGGCGAGGAAAAAGGAAATGGTGGCATGATGATAAAAAAATTGACCGCGATTGCAGTAGCGTCCGCGATTAGTCTGACGGCGTGCTCGCGCGATGCGGACGTGGTGTCCCGCAACCTGTCAACTGCTGCGGATCAGTTTGAAATTCCACGGCGCGTGGTTTTCTACAATGGCATCACCGACAGCTACATGTTGACGATCGAGGGGCTTTGCTCGCTTGGAAACAACGACGCGGCCGGACAGCTTACCGTCGTCTGCAAGACGGGGCCGAACTCCTACAAGAAGCATTTCCTCGGGCTCTCCGACAACGTGACCTACTTCGTCGAGCAGGTCGACGCTGCGGCTGCCAGCGCATCATTCTATCGCGTCATCTTCAAGCCTGCCGCGATCGTCCCGAATATTGATTTGGTCAAGTAGGGCTAGCCGTCATGTCAATGACGCCTTACGAGGAATTGCTGGCCCGGAAACGGATATCGTTCGAGCCGCGCGGGTTCGAGCCTCCGGAACTGCACCCGTCGCTGTTCCCGCATCAGCGCGCCGTCACGCAATTCTCGCTCGCAACCGGATCGTCAGCGATGTTCCTCGATACGGGGCTGGGGAAATCGTTCGCGGCTCTGGAATGGGGGCGGTGCGTCGTCGAGCGGACAAACAAGCCTGTCGTCATGCTCGCCCCGCTCGCCGTGGGGCCGCAGCATCAGCGCGAGGCAGAGCGTTTCGGCATCGACGCGATCTATGTCCGCGACGGGTCCGAGGTGACAACGCCGCGCATCTACATCACCAATTACGAGCGGATCGACAATTTCATTACCGGGGACTTTGCCGGCGTCATTCTCGACGAGTCGTCTGTCCTGAAGTCGTTCACGGGAAAAACGACGCGCAAGCTGATCGACCTGTTCGCGGCGACGCCTTATCGGCTGTGCTGCACGGCGACGCCTGCCCCGAACGACCATACCGAACTCGGCACGCATTCGGAATTTCTCGGCGTTCTGCGTCGTGAGGAAATGTTGCCGCGGTGGTTTATCAACGACACGGCCGACACCGGCCGATGGATGATCAAGGGACACGCGGTCAAGGATTTCTGGAGATGGGTCGCGTCGTGGGCGCGGTGCGTATCGCTGCCGTCCGACATCGGGTTCCCGGACGACGGATATATCCTGCCGGCCATCACTGTGACCGAGCACATGGTCGCGGCGGACCGGTCGATAGACCCAGGCGAGGAAACCAAAGGTAAATTCAAGGGGCAGCAGCGGCTGTTTCGCATCCCTGAAACGTCGGCCACGTCGATCCACAAGGAAAAGAGGCTCACCGCCGACGATCGCGCCGACTTGGTAGCGGAGTGTGTCGATAGCGACCCTAACGAGTCGTGGATCGTATGGGTTGACACCGACTACGAGGCCGATGCCGTGCGCGAGCGCATCCCGGGGGCCGAGGAAGTGCGCGGATCGATGTTGCTCGCCACCAAGGAGGCGAAGCTGGACGCCTTTTCGCGCGGCGATCTTCGCGTCCTGATCACCAAGCCGAGCATCGCAGGGTATGGATTGAATTGGCAGCATTGCGCGCGGATGGCGTTCGCCGGGCTGTCGTTCTCTTATGAGAATTACTATCAGGCTGTCCGGCGATGCTGGCGGTTCGGGCAGCGGCGCGATGTAGAAGTCCATATCGCCATGGCCGACACGGAAGCCGCCATCAAGCGCGTGATCGATCGCAAGGCTGGCGACCACGCCATGATGAAGCGCGAAATGACAGCCGCCATGCGCGAGGCGGTTCTGATTAACCGCGGAAGCGCAGGATATGTTCCGACCAGACGAGTGGAGATGCCGGCATGGCTAAGCGCGTGAAGTCCCCGTCAACACAGGTCTCCGAAGCCGCTGCGCCGACGATCATCGGTCAGGAAAACGGCGACATGTGGACTGCGGTGCACGGCGATTGTTGCGAGGCAACGCGCGACATCCCGGACAACAGCATCGGGTTCACGATCTACTCGCCGCCCTTTTCGCATCTGTTCATCTATTCGGACAGCGAGCGCGACATGGGGAACGCGGCCAACGATGCCGAATTTCTGGAGCACTACCGGATACTGGTCCGGGAGCTGTATCGGGTGACAAAGCCCGGCCGGCTTGTCGCGGTGCATTGCTCCGATCTCCCGCGCAGCAAGGCATTTCACGGGACGGTCGGCCTGTACGACCTGCCGTCCGATATTCGCGCGGTGCATGAGGCGGAGGGTTGGACCTATCACAGCCGCATCACAATATGGAAAGACCCAGTCGTCGAAATGCAGCGCACCAAGGCTCTGGGATTGCTGCACAAGCAGCTTCTCAAGGACTCCAGCCGGTCGCGCGTCGGCATGCCAGATTATGTTCTTGTATTCCGGAAGACGCCGGACGACGAGTCGATCGTCGATAAAGTCAGCCATGACCGCGAAAATCTCCCGGTCGATATCTGGCAGAAATGGGCGTCTCCAGTCTGGATGGATATCGACCAGACTGACGTGCTGAACGTCCGCATCGCCAAGGATGACAAGGACGAAAAGCATCTTTGCCCGCTGCAACTCGACCTGATCGACCGGTGCATCCGCCTGTGGAGCAATCCAGGCGACGTGGTTCTGTCGCCGTTTATGGGCGTGGGCAGCGAGGGGTGGGGCGCGCTGCGGGCCGACCGGAAATTTATCGGCATAGAACTCAAGGAAGCCTATTTCCGTCAGGCCGTAAAAAACCTGTCGGACGCGGCGCAGTGGCGCGGCAACGACCTGTTCCGGGCCGTGTCGTGAGACACCGCTGGTCGCCGCCCGTTCGTTTTGTCCGGCACACCGAACGGACATGCGAACGCTGCGGCATGATCAAGACGACGCGCCATGAGCCGGGAGAATGGCCGTGGCACGAATGGACCCGCGCCGACGGAGCGGAGATACATATCAAGGGCACGCCGCCGTGCGAGCCGGTCGAGAAGATGGAGGATGCATAACCGTGGTCAACAAGGCAATCGTGATCGGCAACCTGGGCAAGGACCCGGAAATTCGCAGCCTCCAAAGCGGCGGGAAAGTCGCATCGTTCAGCGTCGCCACGTCCGAGAGGTGGAAGGATAAGGCGACCGGCGAGCGCAAGGAACGCACCGAATGGCACAACATCGTCGTGTTCAATGAGGGGCTGGTCGGCGTCGTCGAATCCTATTTGAAAAAGGGTTCCAAGGTTTACGTCGAAGGCATGATGCAGACCCGCAAGTGGCAGGACAAGAACGGCGTCGATCGGTACACGACGGAAATCGTCCTGAAACAGTTTCGCGGAGAAATTCAGCTTCTCGACGGTCGCGGGGAAGGTGTCGGCAATCGGCCGCCAGCGGCCAGCCCGGATGATTACGCCGGGAAGTCCCGCGAGACATTCTCCGAGACGGTTGACGACGAAATTCCGTTCTAGGGGCGGGTATGCCGAAAAAGACGTGGACTGACGAAATGCTGGATAATCTGCGGACCATGCACGCGGCCGGCCAGACACATGCGGAGATGGCTGTTCAACTCGGCATAACCACGATCGCCGTCACGGCGAAAGTCAAGCGGATGGCCGGGACGGTGCTGTTGCCGAGACGCAAGCGGCGGACGGCGTGGACTGACGAATTGATGGCCGATCTCAGGCGGATGCATGCGAGCGGCATGTCGTTCGCCATGATCGCCGACGAAATGGGGATGACGCGCAGCGCCGTCATTGGCAAAGCCGACAGACTTGGGCTCAGCCGTAGAATGTCGCGGTCAGATTCCATGCGCCAGCATCATCACGCCAAGCGGTTCAAGCCGGCCATCCCGACGCGTACCCGGATGGCTCCCAGAATTATCAGGCCGCCCGCTTCGCCGCCCAAATGTGTGCCGATATCCCTGATGGCGCGAACCAACGGCCAGTGCGCCTACCCGGTATCGGACTTCTCTGGGCCGCATGAGCCGTTTTTCTGCGGAGCGGCGATCGATGAGGTTGAACCAATCCAGTCGTATTGCGCGTGGCATCGGGCAATTGCGATGCCGCCGGAAAATCAGCCGAGGAACAGGCGATGACCGAGCGCGACCTCCTGAACGATTGCATGATCGCAGCCAGCCAGGCCGGTGGCAGGCTGTTTCGGAACAACGTCGGAACCGGGTGGGCTGGCAGGCTGGTATCGAGCCGGTCGGGGACCGTCGTCTTGGAACGAGCGCGGCCTCTGCATGCCGGGCTCTGCACGGGATCGTCGGACCTGATTGGATGGTTTCCACTGTGTGTGACGCCGGAGATGGTCGGAATGCGCATTGCGGTGTTCGCGGCCGTGGAGGCCAAGACAGGCCGTGTGCGCGTGACGCCGGAACAGGAGACGTTCCTGGCGAACGTGACAAATGCCGGCGGGATAGGGATGCTGGCGCGTGACAGCGGGCCAGTGATGGATGCGGTCAAGGATGCCGCGGGATGGTTGAGGAGGATGAAGAATGAGCAAGTTTGACGGGGCACTGCCGGCCGAGCCGGAGGAGCCCCACGCCGACCTGATCGCCCGGCTGCGGGCGCGAGGCTGGTCGAGCCCGCGTGGCAAGAACGCCGCACTTGATCAAGAGATCATCGCCGCGCTTGAAGCCGCCGACGCCCTCTCCCGCCCGGTGACGGAGGAGATGGTGGAGCGCTTAGCGGTAGAGCGATTTGCGCAGCGACATGCTGGCCAGTATCGGCCGCCAGTATGGAAGGAAGCGCTAGAACATCAGCGAGTGATATGGAGGCAGTGTGCCAGGCATGACTTGTACATTGCTTTTGGAATGTCCAAACAAGAGGCTCTCCGTTTAACGAGAGGGCCGAAGGCCATTCAAGAAATTGAGGACGCTATCGCCGTCGTCCGCAGGACGTCCGGCCACGAAACCTACCCCGGCCACGACCCGGCGGCGGGGCTGCCGAAGCCCGCAATCGAGAAAGGGGGTGATGCCAATCCCAACGCACCCGGGCACGATAACGCGAAGCCCCGTTCGCCTGACACGGCGGGCGGGGCGGAGCCGATCCATGACGACAGCACCGGGAAGATCATCAATGCGCCGCCGGTGCCACCGATGGACGAGGCATGGCGTCAAGCAAAGATCGCGGCGCTGAAGGACGAAATCTCTTCCGCGGCGAAACGTGCAGCCGACCGCGAGGCCGCCATCCGCGCCGAGGCGACGGCGAAGGAGCGGGAGCGGTGCGCGGGGCGCGTAATGGACGCCTACAACGAATGGTGGCGGCTGGTGAACGAGCATAGCGAGAGGTTCGCCGCGTGGAAGCGCGGCGGTGAGGAAGGCCCGATGCCGGATAGCCGGCTCGGCTCGCTGCCCGACTACATCGCCGCCGCCATCCGGGGAGGCTCCCATGACTGACGCCCACTACGCAGATATCGCGCCGCCTGTCTCCAACTGGGTGGGATGGAGGTCTATCGATACCGCGCCGGAAGATCAGCATGTGATCCTCTGCACGTCAGGCGGCCACGTCGGTGAGGCGATCATGTTGATCGACGAAGATACCGGACAGCAGAAATGGGCATGGGCACTCGGCCCAGTCCATCCGAGCCATACACCCTACGGATGGCAGCCCCTCCCTGCGGCGTTGAATGCACCTGTGGCCTCTGACCTTCGGCCGTGCGGCTTTGACGGTCCTACGGGGGCGGAGTGACATGAGCGTCTCAACCGTTACCCGCCATGCCAGCACCGACGAGATCGCCGCAGAAATGGATCGGCGCGGTTCTGTCATCGAGGCGCTGGAGGAGCGCATGGCAAACGCGCAGACCATGCTGCAGCAAGCCATGCGGCTTCTATCCCGATGCCACAGCCGCATCCACTGCCTGCCTCGGACATCAGACACCGAACTGGCGGCAGAGATCGACCGGATGATTGGCGCTATCCGGCGAGGGGCTGAACTATGACCACATGCCACCTCTGCGGCGGTGAAGGCCGCGTCTACTCGTGCTGGGACGAAGCCAGGTGCCCTATGGCGCAGGACGGAGGAAGCGGCGTCGAGGTTCGTAGCGGCCTTCAACGCATATGGGTGCTCTCATGACTGACGTCCCCTCCACCGACTGGGCCGAGCCTCGCCGAACCTGTCCGTATGGGTGTGCCGATTACGTCGCCCTCCTCGACGAACGCGCGGCGCTCATCGCCAGAGCCGAGCAAGTGGGGGCCGCCCACGAAGAAACTGCGGCAAAGCTTAACACGACACTGCACGTTCTCGGGCGCACGATGGACCGCGCCGAGAAGGCCGAGGCCGAGACAGCGCGGCTGAGGGAGGCGCTGGACGCCATCAAGAGCCTTGGGCGGGTCGACATGCGCGGGTGCTGGGAGCACGAGCTTCGCGACATAATCGGGTCCATGACCGACGGCGCCGACCGCGCCCTCACGGGAGGCGACCATGGCTGAGCGGCCGGTACGCCTCCAGCTCTCCCGCCGGAAGGGCTTCGACCTGCAGGCCCTGTCCATGGCGACCAACGGCCTGCCGGCGATCTTGGTGACGCGCCCCCATTCGGTGTTCCAGAACCGCTGGAAGATCGGCACCTGGTCGAACCGTCTCGGGCGCGCGGTCGCAACCGATGCCGAGGCCGTCGAGTGCTTCCGATGCTCGAGCGGCTGGGCGACGGAAGCGCACATGATCGCCTACGTCCGCGAGTGCCTGTGTGGCAAGAACCTCGCCTGCTGGTGCAAGCCCGGCGAGCCCTGCCACGCCGACGTGCTGCCGGAGATCGCCAATGACTGAGCGGCCGATCATATTCTCCGCCCCGATGGTCAACGCGATCCTCGCCGGCAGGAAGAGCCAGACGAGAAGGGTGCTGAAGCCGCAGCCGCCGACCGAAGAAGCCTTCCCAGGCTCGTCGTTCGGCCTCGACCGCGCAATTGCGGACCGGGTGAAGCTGTACAGTCAGAACGACTACGATCGACTACCGAAGCACCCGACAAAGTGGGAACTGACCGGCTCTGTCGGCGTGGCGCGGGATGCAGGATTCCCCAAGACCTATGACGCTCGCCATGCCGTCGGCGACCGGCTCTGGGTCCGCGAGGCGTGGGCGCCGGTCAACGACGATGGAGACCGCTGGATTGACTACCGCGCGACCCCGAGGCTGCCCGGCAGCGTGAAGCGTGCAGCCGGATGGGACAACGCGCCTGACGATCCGGAGGCGCTTCGCTGGCGCTCCCCGATCCACATGCCCCGCTGGGCCTCCCGCCTCACCCTCACGGTGACAGACGTCAGGGTGCAGAGGCTCCAGGATATCAGCGCGGCAGATGCGATCGATGAAGGTTTCAGCGACCGGAGCATCCGAGCGTTCCTGCCAGCGGCTTACGGCCTGCCCGACTGGCCCGACGAGTGGTGCGGACTTCCCGGCGATGCTTACCGGCGACTTTGGGACCGCCTCCACGGCCCCGGCTCCTGGGATGCGAATCCATGGGTGACGGCCACCAGCTTCACCGCCGAGCGGCGGAACATCGACGGGGGCGGCGATGCTCTTTGACCGCCTACCGGTCTTCCCGCCGGCATTGCCGACGGACGAAATCAGGCTTCTCGCCCGCCTGCCGCAGTGGGACGAAATGGCGGAGATCGAGCCCGAGGAGGAGGCCGCCTGCCGGCGGCTGGCGCGCCGCAGGCTCGTGAAGATCAGCCGTCAACTGGCGGACCCCGCCGGCACGCTACGCATCATGTATGCGGGCCGGATCGACGCCGGCTTCACCATCGCGCGGGCCGACGCCCGCAAGGACAGGGAGACGTAGGATGGGGGACGGATCGCTGATCACTGCACGCCCGCTGCCGACGTTTGAGCAATGGCTGCAAGACCGCGGGAACGGCTCACGCGCCGAGGGTTACGAGGCCTTCGCCGATTTTGAGGACCTGATCCGCCGCGAACTTGGCCGCGATCCGTCGTCATTGTCAGCCGACGAGCAATCGTTCCTGAGAATGTATCAGGGGATGGGGATCGCGATCGTAGAGCTGTGCCAAATCGAGCGGGACAAAGGGCGCGATCCGGAAGAAGTCTTGCAGACGATGCCGCGCGTGCTCGGCGCTCTGGCCATGTTCTCGGCATCGTCGGTCATGCGCGAGGACACGCCTTGGCGTTCGCTCGCCACCCTCATCATTGAGGATTTCCGCTTCGGGGCAAAATTCGCGGCCGACAACCTGTCCGCCCGCCCCACCGGGAGCGGGTGACGTGATGCGCTGGCCCCGTTTCGACATCCACCACCCGGCACTCCAAGACGAGCCGCCTGCCGGCTTTTGGCGATGGCTCAAGTACCACATCGGCGACTGGCTGGAATGCAAGGGGCGCCGCCTCGTTGACCGCGCACTCCATCCGGACAGAGACGATGACATTCCGTTCTGACATCGCCCCCGCCCATCCCGACGGAGGAACGGGGTGAGCGGGCCGCCTCGCTGCCGCCCGGCACACAACATCTAGCGGCTTGACGCCATCCTATCAAGCGGCGCAGGCTTGAGGTTTCCAATCGTTTGCGGGAGATAATCCATGGAGTGCGGGCTGAAAATGACCGGACGCCGGTTCGGCGCATTCGAATGGAAATGCGACAAATGCCGGGAATTTTCAGGCTTCTACACCGACACGCGATACCCTCCGGACTGCATCCGGCTTGATCCTGACATCATGGCGCGGTTCCCGGTCGCGGCCAGCGATACGCCAGGTCCGCGATCATGACCACCGTCACCGACATCGGCCGCGCCCTCGGCGGCAAACCAAACGGCCGCGGCGGCTACCGGTGCAAATGTCCCGCCCACGACGACAGCGATCCGTCCCTTGACGTGGACATGGGCCGTAACGGCCTGCCTGTCTTCGTCTGCCGCGCCAACTGTTCACAGGCTGACATCATGGCCGCGCTGGCGCGACGCGGCATACGATGGACGCCAGAAGAAACGGATACACGCTCGCATTCGGAAGGCCCGCCAAGGCATGGGAAATTCGGGCCGGCCCATCGCACCTACCGATACACGGATGCGGCTGGCGGGCTTGCTGGCGTGGTTTGCCGGTGGGATACGCCTGAGGGAAAGCAAATCCTGCCGGCGGTCCCGGACGGGCGCGGCTGGAAATGGGGGGCCATGCCGGAGCCCCGCCCGCTGTACCGGCTCGCCGATCTTCTCGCGCGGCCCGATGCCCAGGTCCTGATTGTCGAGGGCGAGAAGTGCGCCGACGCCGCGGCCAAGGCCATCCCGGAACTGGTCGCAATATCGTGGCCCGGCGGCGGCAAGGCCGTATCCCGTGCCGACTGGTCGCCACTCACCGGGCGCAGGGCCGTGCTGTGGCCCGACAACGATATCCCCGGCGACAACGCCATGGCGCAACTCGCCGGCATCCTCGCCAAGGCCGGAGCCACGAGCATCCGCGTCATGCGGCGCGACCCGGACAAGCCCAAGGGATGGGATATCGCCGACGCCATCGCCGACGGAATGACCGCGGGCGCGCTGGTCGATTACGCGCGCCGGCATGCCGAGGAGTGGCCGTCCGGGCTCGCTCCGTCGCAGTCCACGCCACTGCCGCCCCGACCGTCGAATGTGATCCAGCTTCGCACCGTGCGGCAGGAAACCCCTGACCCGGACACGGCAGTCGCCCCGGAGTTTTCCGACGACTATCTCGCGCTGGAATTTTCACGGCGACACGGCGACGGGCTGCGCTATGTCGCGGCGTGGGGCAAGTGGTTCCGCTGGACGGGTTCGCTGTGGCGCGACGAGCAGACCCTGCTCGCATGGGACATGGCCCGCGAGATATGCCGCGAGGCCGCCACGGCGCTGGATACGATTGGCGGGTCCGGTGCCAAGGGCGTTGCGGCGTCCAAGACGGTCGCGGCCGTGGTCAATCTGGCTCGCGCCGATCGCCGCCACGCCGCCACGACAGACGACTGGGACCGGGACCCGTGGCTTCTCAACACGCCGGGCGGGACGATCGACCTGCGCAGCGGCGAAAACGTCGGTCACCGGCAGGCCGACCACATCACGAAACAGACCGGCGTCGCGCCTGACCACGCCATGCCGACGCCGGTATGGGATGCTTTCCTTGACCGGATTACGCAAGGCGATCGCGCTCTTGTCGGATTTCTACAGCGCATCGCCGGATATTCACTGACAGGAGACACGCGCGAGCACGCGCTGTTCTTCCTGTACGGGCTTGGAGCCAATGGTAAATCGACGTTTCTCAATGCAATACAGGGATGCGTCGGAGATTACGCCAAGCAAGCCCCGATCGAAACCTTCACGGAAACAAGAAACGAACGCCACCCGACAGAATTGGCAGGCTTGCGCGGCAGCCGACTCGTCACGGCGACCGAAACCGAGGAGGGCCGCAGATGGGCCGAATCCCGCATCAAGGCTCTGACCGGCGGCGACCGCATCGCGGCGCGGTTCATGCGGCAGGATTTTTTCGAGTACACGCCACAATTCAAGCTGTTGATTGCCGGCAACCACAAGCCCGGCCTCAAATCGGTTGACGAGGCCATCCGTCGCCGGTTCCATCTGATCCCGTTCACGGCGTCCATTCCGCCGCATGAGCGCGACCCTGACCTGGGGCGGAAGCTCCAAGCCGAATGGCCCGGCATTCTCGCGTGGATGATCGACGGGTGCGCAGAGTGGCAGGAGCGCGGCCTGTCGCCGCCAGAATCTGTTTCAGCCGCCACCGACGAATATCTCGATGCCGAGGATGCCCTGTCGGCGTGGATCGACGACCGGTGTGAGCGTCGCGGCGAGTGTATGGCGTCCGATCTGTTCGCGTCGTGGAAGGACTGGGCCGACAAGGCCGGCGAATTTGCCGGCTCGCTGAAGCGGTTTTCACAGACGCTGCAATCGCGCGGGTTTACGCCGCGGCGCACGGCCCGAGGGATAAGTTACGCCGGGATCGTCGTCAGGGCGCGCGGGGATGATCTGGGGTATAACGCGCCGTTCGATCACGGGATGTGATCTGCCTCGGGGCTGAAGCCGCTGTTCTCAAGGTAGGCGTCCGCCGCCCATCCGTTCAAAATCTCTGCCATGGCATCGCATTTCTCCGGGGAGAAAGCTTCCGCATCGATGTTGAACCCCTTCGCGCGGCGGGTTCGGAGCCGCGCGGCACGAAGCCTGAAGTACCAGTACCGCGCCCTGTCTGAGTAGTATCCCGCCTCCCGAAGCGGGTCTCCTTCCATCGCTGCGAAGTCAGCGTCGGTGAGTGGCGTTCTCATCCCTCTTCCCCTTCTAGGGGAGACGTGGCGAGGCCGGGCGCTACTCCGGCTCTCGGGAGTTTTAGCGGGTCTTCATATCGCCGGCTCCGCGCTATCCGTCCGCCCTTAAAGGCGATTTGCGCCAGCCTTCGACGCCGAGGCACAACCGATAGCCGCGTGTCTGCTTTCCACGCCGCTCGCCACGCCAAGATTCTACAACCCCGACCGGAACAAGGCAATGACGGAATGGCCCGTCTCAGGAAGACTGAGGACCGGTAGGCTCGGCGAGGAAGCGCCGCTCTGCCATCGTCGGGCCTACGAACTTGCGGCTCCAAGAACTGCAGACCCAGCAAGAACAAAGCTTCGGCTGTTCCTTGAACCTCGCCATGATGCGCGGATCGGTCCAGCAGGCGCACGTCAAATCGTTGTAGTGCTGGTTACGGTCTTCCTTCAGGCGTCGCCACATATGGCGATGCGTCTGGTGCCGGCGGAATGCTCTGGTGCGTGCCATCGCGTCGATCTCCTTGAAGCGGGCGTTACCCGCTTGGGTGTGATCGACTGAGGCATCGCTTTGTCCTTGCAGCGTGACCGGCGCCGGCCGGGGGAAAGGCTGCTCAGCGCAGTGCCAACCAGATGCGACGCCGTCGCTACCATGGCTGACAGCATGCGGAAGTCGAAGGGCCGATCCATCCCGCGGGTGAACGACGAAAATGCTCTGCCATCGATGCGGGCGTAAATCGGCATTGTCACATCAAGCCGGCGGCCGGTTTCAACGGCCTCGTAAGCTTTCATGCGGTTGCCAAAGTCGTCGGCGTCTTTCATCCGCCCCATCCCTACCTCCCTAGAGCCGCGCTGGCGGCGGTCGTCTCGCCGCTGCGGTTCTTCTCATTCGTCGCCTCGTCCGCGACGCGCTGCCGCAATGCCCATATCGCATCGCCGCATCGCTTGGCTGCCGCCGCCATTTCGCGGGCATGCTTCGACGGCGCGCCGTTGCCGTCGCGCGTCCGTCCTCCCTTCAGGATATCCCGTTCGATGGCGTCGCACAGATGCGCAGCGTCGCCGATGCCGCAGAGGATGGCAGCCAGCGTGTCGCCGGTCCCTGTGTGCCTCTTCGCCCACGGAACCACTGTCGCAAGGTGCCGCGCTTCATTGGTCATTTCAGGCTTCGCCTCGCCCATCTCAGTCTCCCTGTGCGGGCGTCGGGGTGTCGTCGACGATCTCGGCCTTCTTCGCCGCAACGCCCATGTTGAACCCGGCGCTGTTGAGGACCTGTCTAGCGTGAGGGTCGTTCATCTCCTTGGCCCGGTCATGGAGCCATGTGACGGCCCAACGCTTGCCGGCGGCCTGTCCTCGCTTGAAGTCTTCGCTGCCCATTCCATCTCCTTTCGCCGCTGGAACGCGGCCCATCATTTCTCCGGATTACCCTTCGCCGGCCACGCAGGCAATCCCGCATCGATCGCCGCGCAGGCAAGGGCGATGTGTCGCGGCACCCTCACGGAGCCCGCCAGCATGCGCCGGAGGCGGTCCTGAGACACCTCCAGAGCGGCACCGAACTCCTTCCGGGTCCAGTGCCGCTCGTCGATGAAGCGCTGTAGGTCGGCGGGGGTCATCATCCCTCCTGCCGGCGCGCAACAATGTGACCGGCCGCCTTCAGGTGCTCGGCGACCAGATCCGCAATCGCCTTGTCCGTGGTGCGCGTCTCGCTGACGATCAGCTTCGCTTGGTCGTTGGTGTGGGCGGTCACGTAATAGGTCATCTCAGTTCCTCCGTGTTGGTGGCGGCCCCGAAGGGCCGCCGGGGTGTCGTCAGTAGGAGACAACGATTTTGAACTTGCCGTCCGGCGCGTCGATGGCAACCAGATAGTTCGTGCCATCGACTGGCAGGTTGGTGGTTTTCCCGCCCCGAACATCGGCGCGAATCTTGGTGATCTCAGCGACCGCTTCGGCGAGGGTGTTGAAGGTCTTGTCCATTTCCCGTCTCCCGTGTTGATGTCCCTATAATACGCATTCACGCATCATAGTCAAGCCCCAATCTGACATTTCTTACACTCCGGCCACCAATCCAACATACATGGGCGGAAATGGCGGGATTCTGCGGTTTTGGAGGGTGTCCCAGAAAATTAGTGTAGACCAGTGTATCAATTCCGGATTGACCCGTTGGCGCGCGCAGGCACGCGCGCGCATGATGCGGGCGCGCGCGTACGCGAACGGTCTATATGGAAACTTCTACACTGGTCTACACTAACGCCTCGGGAACGGCGGAATTCGGCCATTCCGGCGGGCGCCGACGTGGCCTATTTTTGCTTAGGCCGGCCAGTTGACTGTAGGAAGGTGTTGTGTTAGGTATCATGATTAAGGCGACATACCGTGCAAAAAGGAGTTAAAAGTGATAACGGCAACAAAATATATAATTATGGGCACTCTTGATGCATGGCTAGCGGCGCGGTGCGAACGCGGCCAACTCAAGACGGCGATGGCGGCCGATCTGTACGAGGATTGGCTTAAGTTCACCAACCCTGGCGCCGGGTGGCCCAATTCGTTCAAGGCGTTTGGGCAAGCCATGACGGAGTATGGCTTTGCCAAGATCAGAAGGTCGCGCGGGATAAGCTATGTCGGCCTTTCCCTGAAAAATTCGGACGAGGAATTCAATTACCGCATCGCTCTTGAGATGCAGGCCCAGCGCCGCAAGGATGGGGAGATTTGATCCCCGTCGTCCCCATGGGTTCCCTTGGCTCGTTCATGTGGGCGGGAACCTATTTGTGCTATGCCGCACATGATGGCCTGTACGTGTGGAGGCGGCCGGCATGGGGAGGGCCGGTCCGGGCGGTCGCGGCAATGGAGCTGTTCGCAAGCAAGGAGGGTTTCGAAACATGACTTGGCTTGAATGGGTTCTGACCGGCTCACTGCTGTTCGCGGCCATCGCCGGGCTGGCGCTGTCCGTGGTGACGCGGGAACCGGGCGGCTGGTATCAGTGGGGCGACGCGCGTCGCCGGGCCGTGCG